GGTAGTGGCTGCTATCTGTATCTCTGTGTCGGCTACGAGGTCGAGTTGTCCATCGGCACTGGAATTGATGTATATTGCTGTATCTCTGAATTGTAACTTCTCTGTAGAAGCAACAAGTATGTCGTCACTAAACTCAAAATAATCCTCATCTTCCATCCATTTAAGGACACCATCGTTACTTTCACCATCGAATGTAACTGTTATATCTGTGCCTGCAGTGGCATCACCAATCGTTAGAGATGTACCCAATAGTTTAGTTACAGGTCCACCTTCGCCTGCAGTACCATCGTGAGTGTGACCAGAACTAGCCGCAAAAGCCGCAAGTAGCTGATCAAATTCATTATTGGTATCTGCTGCCTGTATTACATCACCGTCAGTGTATGACGATTGCCTTGTATACGTTGCTCCCATTAACGTCTAGCTCCTAATTGATATTCCAACTGAAATCCTTTGAGTGAATACGGATCAGTTGAACCTCCATCGTTTACTCTTAATGCTATTGCAAAGCCTGAACCCTCTACGGGTTGTCTAACTAATGGTTGTGAAGGTCCTCCATATGTAGGTACACCATATAATGACGTACCATAAATACCTGCAACATCAGTTGAATCAAGTGGATAAGCTGCAGGTCTAGATGAGGTAGAACTCTCATAATCATACCGAACAAAAAGGTCTGCGTCAATAATTGATTCAGGTTTGTAGTTCACGACTACTCTTTGCATGTGCTTTCTTATTCCCGGATCATTCATTGTAAGGTCTGGACTACGATACTTTCCGTTTATCGCAGTACCATCAAATGTTGATCCTTCTTCTTGTCTGTATATGTAACCGTCAAAGCCACCATGAAGAACAAGAACATCACCCACTAATATAAATGTATCTGTGCAAGCAGGCTTGATGCCTTTTATTCTTGCAAACTCGTAACCTTTTTGTCCACTCTGTTGACCTTTGAGAACACAGATTAATCCTTCTGTTCTACTCTCAAGACCCCCTGCCTTAGAAAAGAACAAACGGTATTGTGTCTTCTGTGGAATAACAATTGACTCGAACACAGACGCATCAGTTATGTTGTCATCAAATATAGATTGCACGTTTGAACTTATAGTTCCCAACTCAACGTCACCGATTTTTGCTGTACCTGCAACTGTACGCAAGCCATCAGGACCAAGAAAGATAAGATCACCAGCAAATTCTTGAATAGTTTTACCATTGATACATCCTATGTCTCTTGTTACAGCCGATACTGCAAAGTCTGAACTAGAGCTACCTGATAATTTAAATATTCTATTTTCACAAAAGATAAATAAATTTTCTCGGAATACTTTTAACCCAACTATTGTATCATCAACTTTGATGCTACCTGCACCTGACCCAGAGCTAAACGCATCTTCATCAAATGGCTGACTAAATACTACTTCTTGTGGTGTACTAGACATACCTGCGTAGAACATGTGTTCTCTAAAAGATGTAACAATACTTGCACCTTCTACACTGCTAGTTGTTATATCTGTTGCACTAAGAGATGTGTTGAACACTGTAGGATCATTAACGCCATCTACAACAACTATCTTGTCGTTGCCATCAAAATTAAATCTTTCAAAAGCATACTTTGTGGCGTTAGTTCTACCCGTGTCTCTTTCAGTCCAACTTTCAGATACTACGTTTCGTGCTGAATCAGAAGAAGCCAAATGAGCTGCAACACTTGTGCTGTTTGCGGCTCTTGTTACACCTGTAAATGTTGTGGCTGTAACTCCCGTGTAAGTAAATTGTTCGTTGTTGATTTGTATTGTGCCACTTGAACTAAATCCTGTAGTAGAATCAACAGTTATAGTTCCTGATCCTGTCATGGCAGTTCCTTGAGCTATAGCATTACTAGCTCCTCTAGCCATTTCCGTAGAAGCAGAACTAAATATCTTTTCTCCTCTTGCGGCAAGTATCTTGTTAGCAAAACTAGTTACCATGAGAACTTGTTCGTCAGATGAACTAGTGTGAGGTACTATTTGTTCTATATGTTTTTGATAGCCGTTTATTCTTCTGTAGCCACCTTCTATATCAGGTTCAAAGTTTTCTAACTGTATAGCTTGTCCGGGTTGCATGATAAATGTGGAACGGTTAGCAACTAAGCCACCCTCACAGATAAAAGGAAATGCAGCGGTTTCACTTAAGTCAGCCACTTATACTGCCCTCATATAGTTCTTTCTATTAATTAGTTCGACCCTCATCCGTTTAATACC